TCAGGCGGTCGACTCCTGGGCTTCGCTCCACTCGGAGAGATAGCGGCGGCCAGTGCGTCCGCTCACCCCGAAGTACTTCGCCAGGCGACCGCCGGAGAGGGGGCGGCCCTCCTTCCGGATGTCCTGGATGGCGGCGTCAATCTCCGCCAGGGTCGGCTTCGAAGAAATGGTGTAGACCGGTACCTCCTCCTCGGAGTCCTCGTCCTCGTCGGCGGAGTCGCTAGCGTCCTCTGTAGCAGTGGTCTTGACCAGTTCCAGGGGCACGCCGGCTTCGGTGGCCATCTTCTCCACGACCTCGTCCATGGCGGCCTGGTACTCCTCCAGGGGCTCCATGAAGCGGGCAGACAGCGGGCGATCACCCTGGAGTTCGTACGTCAGGGCCTCCCCAGGCTCCGCCTTGGCCTCCTCCTCGCCAGCCAAGGCGTGGTGAACCTGCCGCATGAGGGCGCCGAAGGCCAGGAGGGCGGCGGACGGCGGGACGGCGGCCACCAGGTACTCAATCTTGGGTGCGTCGGCGCCGACACCGTAAACGTTCAGGCCGATGGAGCCGACCGACCCAGCGACCGTCAAGCCGATGGCCCAGAAGTCACGGCGCTTCGCCAGTGCGGCGACCAGCATCATGATTTCTCCGGCGACGATGAACAGGTCCAGGGTCGCGGGCCAGGCCCAGGCTCTGGCGGGGGACGTGCCCAGGCCGTGAGTCGCGGCCACGTCGTGGAGGTGGGCGTAGGAAAGCCAGAAGGCAGCGCCGGTCAGGGCGATGATGACGACGCCAGCGGTGACGGTCAGGCGCGTGCGGATGGCGTTCACGGGTCAGGTCCTCTCAGGGCAGGTGCCCCAATAGGGGCGGCTGGAGTGCTGAAGATAGCCGACTCAATTGAGTCGCGTCAATCCTGTTCGTCGTCCTCGTCCGGGCTGGTCACGGCGGAGGCGCGCATGATCTGAGCGCGGAACACGGCTTCCATGGCGCGGCCCACGTATCCGTCCTCGCCGGCAACGCTGATGGCGTGGTTCACGACGGCCTGGGGGTCATGGTGCTTGCGGCCCAGGAGGGCTTCAGCCTCCGTCTGGGACAGGTCCAGGAGCACGGAGATACCGCGCGGCTGAAGGCCGATCGTCGGCCCCTCCACCTGGGCCAGCGCCAGGAGCAGCAAGGCCACGTGCTCGCGGACCAGGTTCAACTCCTCGTACAGGGCGTCGATGTGGGCCGACTCGTCCAGGTCTTCAAGGTTGCGGTCAGCCTGCGGCTCGTAGGGGCCGCACCCTTCGTCACACTCGTGTTCGGGGTTGCCCAGGGCGTCCAGGTCTGACATGGGGTGGTCCTCTCGTAAACGCCCCTGTTGAGGCGGCTGGAAGGGGCCCCAGCGGTGAGGCCCCTTGGTTCCGTCCGGGGAGGGCGTCCCCTGTCAGTCCTCGTCCAGGGCCTCCGTCAGGTCAACACCCTGCATGGCAGCGGCCAGCTCCAGGGCCATGCGCTCGCCACCCCTCGCGACCAGGGACGCCCAGCGCTTCGTGAACGCCGCACGCGCCTTGTCGCGGTCCTTGCGCACCCTGGCCGCCTCCACGTCGGCGATGCCCGCCTTGGCCATCTCGCGAGCCACCTGGGCGTCGTCCTTGAACTTGCCCATGAAGCCGAACGACGCGGCCAGGATGTACGCCTGACGCGGGGACAGCATGCCGAGCACGCGACGCACCAGGGCCCGCTTCACGGCGTCGTCCGTGGCCTTTTCCAGGATGGCCCGCTGGGCGGTCAGGGCGATCGAGCCACGGCCCAGGGCAGCGTTCGTCTGGGACTCAGCGGTGGACGCGTCCGGCCCCTCCTCGCGCTGGGTGTGCAGGGAGCGCAGCATGTCCACGGCCGTACCAACGGCTTCGCTGCGGCAGGTAAGGCCCTCCATCAGCTCCAGGTCCGTCTCCGTCACCGTGCCAGCGCGGAAACGATCCAGCGCCAGGAGGACCAGGCCGCGCTGGACGTCGTCTTTCGGCGTCGCCAGGTTGTCCTCCAGGACCAGGGCGGGGAGAACCCACTGGATCGGCCGGTAGCCGCCCAGGACCACGTCCAGGTCGTTAACGGCCGTGGGGTCGGCCAGGGTGTCCGCAATGGTGGTGTCGGCGTCCTCGCCAGCGGTCGGGACGTAGATCGAGATGGCACCCTGGTACGCCAGGCGCGCGGCGTAGGCGGCCTCCGGCGACATGCGGACGCGGGACTTGTAGGCGCCACCGTTCAGCGTGGCGACCAGGCCCTTGTCCTGGACCGCGGACTCAGCAAGGTTCACGTAGTCGGCTTCGATCATCTGGTGGTTCACGTCGGCAGCGCGGAAGTGCTTCACCATCTGCGCGAACAGCTTCTTACCGTCAGAGTCGTCGTCCGTGCCGTTCATCATGTCGCGAGCGCGGGCCGGAAGTTCACGCTCCACGTAGCGGAAGGCGTAGGCGCGGAAGCCGTCAACGCTGTCGCCCTCGTACCCGACCAGGCACTCCCAGGCGATCAGGGCGGCCTCCTGGGTCAGATCCTCCACGTAGGCGGAGCGCAGGCCCTCACTGGCGTCGCCCTCCGTGCGGGCAGCGGTCCGACGGGCCAGGGCGGCGAAGCGGGATTCCAGGTCCGCCAGGATCGATGCGCCAGCGTCGCGGTTGCCGGCCTGCGCTGCGGCCAGCGTCTCGTCCGTAACCTCCTCGCTGATGACGGAGCCGATGACCTGGGTGCGAGTGGTGACGTTCACGGTGGTGGCCCTCTCTGGGGGCCCCCGGATCCGGGCATGGCTGGGCCAGGGCATGGCTGGGCCAGGGCATGGGGAACCAGGGACATGGGTGTGGTGGGGAACGCGCCCCTCCGTTCGCGGCTGATCGGTCCGCGAGTTGTGAGCGCAATGTGAAAGTAAGCGACTCAATTGAGTCGGCACAAGCGGTTGGATGTCCAAGGTTGCCAGCCGGATGACGCCTACTGACCAGTAGCGATCGACGCGAAACCACAGATCAGACCTGGGTAGGAGACGTTGTCCCAGGTAGACCGCGTTGTTATGGACGATCGCCTTCCAGGCGACTCACTTGAGTCGGCATGTGTAACGAATCGGTGAAGGCCCTGAACGCGTGACGGGTGTCATACGTACAGGGCCGTTCACAGTCGATCGGGACCGGTCAGAAGTCGGCGCCGTAGAGCGAACCCCAGGACCGCTTGCCGATTTCGGCATCAGCGGCGATCGGGACGCCCAACAGGTCGAACGTCATGCACTCCGAGATGGCCCGCGCGATGTCCTTCGCGTCCTCCTTCGGGGCCGAAGCCAGGACCTCGTCATGGATCGGGAGGCGCAGGAACGGGACCAGGCCGCGTTCGTCCATGTGGATCAGGGCCTGACCCAGGCAGTCACGGGCCGTGGACTGGACCAGATAGTTCGTCACGGCGTACGTGCGGTCGCGGTCCAGCGGGAGACGGTGACCCGTGATCGAGACGGCAACCATGCGGTTGTTGAACGCCTCTATGCGCCAGTCCTTCGCCGCGCGGCCCACCTCCGGGTAGACCTGGTCGTACTTCGCCATGGCGCGCTGAACAGCGTCGATCGGGGCGCCAGTCTGGCGGGCCACAGTCGTGGCTCCACCCCCGTAGACCTTGCCGAACGCGATTCCCTTGGAGACCTTCCGGTCCTTGTCCGTGAACCCCTCGCCGAACACCAGGCGGGCCGTGAACGAGTGCAGATCCTCCCCGTTGGCGATCGCCAGCTTCATGCGCTTCACGTCAGCCAGCGCGGCCAGGACGCGAAGTTCCACGGCCTGGAAGTCGGTGCTGATCATGACGTGACCCTCGTCGGCGAGGAGCGCACGGCGGATCATCTTGTCCGAGGACGGAAGCGTCTGGACCGCCGGCTGGGTCACCGACATGCGGAAGGTCCGCGCTTGCATGGATTGGATGTTGGGGTGGATCCGGCCCCTGGCGTCCACGTTCTCCAGGAAGTTGTCCGCGTACGCGCTCCGCCACTTACCGGCCCGCTTGCTGCGAAGGACAGCGTCAGCGAGGGCGTTCGGGGGCCGTGAACCGATGGCCTTCCAGTCTCGATCCAGGTCCGCGATCGCCATCAGGACGGCCTTGTCCACCTTCCAGGCGCCGGACGCTGTCTTCTCCGTCAGCGACTCGCCCATGTCCAGGAGCGCGGCGGAGACCTGGCGGCCAGAGTTCACGGACTCCACGCCGTAGCGAAGGGCGATCTCCGCGAACTGGTCCGCGTCGTAGGACAGATCGGCCTGGAGGCCGGTCGTGTACTCCTCGTCCAGGACCATGCCGGCGCGGACCATCTGGGCGCAGATGCGGGCCACGCGGTGTTCGTAAACGGACAGCCGCTGCGGGACGCCCAGCTTGGCCAGCGTCCGCTCCAGGCGAGGGCGGAGCCGGGACGTCAGGATCACGTCCAAGAGGCCGTACTCGAGGTAGGTGGGATGCGACAGCGGGATCTTCGCGAAGCCTTCAGCGATCTTCAGCTTCAGGTCCTTGAAGACGGATTTGAGGCCGTCCTGGGTGTCCGGCGCGGACGCGTCGATGTAGTGCGCGGACAGCGGCTTCAGGCTCTGGCCTATGCCGCCCTCCATCTCCGCGCGGGGGTCGATCAGCTTCGCCAGGATCTTGGTATCCGTGGCCTTCGCGCAGGTCTCTTCCAGGGGGACGCCCAGGTGTTCGTCACAGACCAGGGCATCGAAGCCGGCCCAGTTGTGACCCGTGATGTCCGGCAGGATGCGGAGGGCCCAGACGGCGGCCTCCGCGTACACAGCGCCATGCTCGATCGGGAGCGCCCACGCTTCCGTCTCGTTGCCGAACTGGGCCAGGCGCAGGAAGCCAGGGCCCCAGGCGTAGATCTTCAGGCCGCACGTCTCCGTGTCGACAGCGACCGGCGTGCGGGATTCGGCCTGGCGGCGGATCCAGTCGCGGAATGGCTCCAGGTCTTCCGGGCGCTCCACGACGTATCCGTCCCAGCCCAGGCCGTTCAGGGTGCCGCTGAAGTGGCGCATGTCGTCCCCTCTCCGTTGACGATGCGGACAGGGGGAAAGCCGGACCCCCGCGGTGGAGGTCCGGCCTTGTGTCAGTGCTGGGTCTCGTGAACCCACAGGGTCTCGACGGTCTTGGGCCTTCCGCCCTTGCCGTGCTGTAGTGACTGGCGGTGCTCCGTCACCAGTGCGGGGACCCAGCCGGCCGGCGCCTCGTACTCCGACACCAGGACCAGCGCGCCGTCTGCCACCCAGGACTCAGCGGTCTTCCAGAACAGCGCGCTATCGAACGCGCCGGCCGCGCCGTAGGACTGTGTGCCGGCGTACGGCGGATCGCAGTAGACGACCGTATCCGCATCCGGGCGCCAGTCCTGGTACCCGCACTGGCGGACGTCCGCGCCTGCCATCCTGGGCGCCAGGCGCAGTACCGCACGGGCCGACTCCGCCGCATGGTTCCGCGGCGTGCCGTCAGCGTTGAATCCGCCCTTCGCGCGGCCTCCGAACCACTTACCGCCGAACGAACAGCCGAACCCGACGAACCCACGAACAGGCGACGGACCGGCGGTCTTCAGCGCCTCGTACAGCGCGTCATCTACGTCCGTCGGGGGCTGCCAACCATTCTTCGCCGCCTGCCACATCAGGACCAGGTCCGGCACGACGTCACCCGCGCTGGCGTGATCGAACAGCGGGGCCATGCGCGCGAACGTCGCGCCTCCTCCCAGGAACGGCTCCACGTACTTGCTCCGGCCCTGGCGGCGGGCCTGGATGGCCTCCGATATGGCCCTCGCAAGGCGGCTCTTACCTCCGACGTAACGCATGTCGTCCCCTCTCCGTTGACGATGCGGACAGGGGGAAAGCCGGACCCCCGCGGTGGAGGTCCGGCCTTGTCCTGCCAGGGAGGGGCTAGTGAGTCGGTCGCCTAGGGGCGAAGGTGCGCCAGCAGATAGGCGCCGATGAACATTGCGTAGACGGGCGGTATGCACTCCCGCAGGCCCTCACGCGTGGCCCAGGGCATGTCCAGGTCACGGCGGACGTAGTCGACGCCCTGGAAGTTGCCTACGGCGTGATAGAAGTCGCCAGGCTTCAGCTTCCGGCCCATCTTCACGGTGGGGGCCTTGTGCTCCGGATGCTCCGGCGCCGTGAACGTGAAGCCTCCGCCTGTCTCGAACAGCCGATGCCGGTACGTGTGGATCCCGAACATGGCCCCACAGAGGACGACCGGATCGACCAGGGGCGCGCCCGGTACGTTCTCGATCACGGAGGGCCGGTCCAGGTCCGCCAGAAGCGCGCGTATCGGCACGATGAAGTCGGGATGCGTGTTGCCCTGGATCCGCTGCGCCAGCGTGAACGCCTGGCACGGAGGGCTGGCGCTGACGCTGTCGAACAGGTGGCCGTAGCGGGCCAGGAACTCCACGGCGTCCGCCTGGACGAAGGCGAACGGGTACCGCGGCTGGTTGTCCACGTCCACGCCCAGGACCGCGAAGCCTGCCCTGTCGTAGCCGGCGGATGCGCCACCCTGGCAGCAGAACAGGTCCAGATGGACCGGCTTTCGAGTGGCGCGAAGGTCTGCGATCAGGGCCAGGATCTTGAAGTGATCGGCCAGCGTCAGCGGCGTGCGAGTCTGAGGCACGTGTGTCCCTCCATCAGTCGTAGTCACGCCGGAAGGCCGGACCCCGAAGGGCCCGACCCAGGGCGTTCACGACTGTCCGGAGAGGACGTCCCCCGGCTACTCGTCCCCGAAGATGCCCGGACCGTCCGGGGCGTCGGAGTGGTCGGAGGCGAGACGGACACCGATCAGGGCAATGCCCTTCGTGGTCGGCTTGTTGGGGACGCGGCGTTCGGCCAGGGCGTCGATGAACGTGCGGCGTGTCCACTGCTCGCGCTGGGGCAGGCCCTCCGCTTCGCACCAGTGCTTGTACGCCTGGTACGCCTCACCGCCGGCCATGGCCGTGTCCTCGTCGCACCGCTCCAGGACGCCAGGGAAGAACCCGGCGAGGGCATCCGACGTGCGCCGGTAGTCCTTCGTTGCGTCCACGATGCGCTGGGGATCCTGAAGGCCGGAGGCGTACCACTCCATCGCACCGCGGACGGCCCAGGCTGCGATCCCTTCGGCCTCCGCCACCAGCTTCTGGTCCAGGGTGTGGTCCCGCTCCTCCGGCGCGAAGAACCGAACGAACGGAATCAGCTTCACGCGACGCCACAAGCCTTCGTCCTGGCCGCGGAACTTCGGCTTGAAGTTGGTCCCGAGCATCAGAAGGAACGTCGGCTTGAAGGTGAAGAACTCCTGGCGCAGGAAGCGCGCGGAGATCTCGTCCTTACCGGTCACGCGCTTCAGGACCGCTTCGGACATCGGCTTACCCGACTCGCCCTCGCTGGCCATGACCAGGCGGGAGCCTCGCAGGGCCGCAATGTCGTTCGGGATGCCGCCGGACGACTTCTCCTCGAAGGTGCTGAACGGAGTGGTGGCCGTGATCGAGCGGAAGACGTTCGTCAGGGTGTCCGTCAGGACAGACTTTCCGTTCGCGCCGCGCCCGTGCAGGACAGCGAAGCACTGTTCCGCGGTGTGGCCCGTGACGCCGTAGCCGACCAGGCGGCGGATGTACGCCGGCATCTCCGGCATACCGGGAAAGATCTCCGCCAGGAACTGTTCCCAGCGAGGGCACGTGGCCTCCGGCCGGTAACTGATGTCCAGGCAGTAGGTCAGCAAGTCGTCCTTGTCGTGGGGGCGGATCACCCCTGTCGTCAGGTCCACGGTCCCGTTCCGGAAGGACAGGAGGTCCGGCTGGCTGTCGAAGTACGTGGGCGAAACGTGAACGGAAGGCACCGACTGAAGTTCCGCCAGGAGGTCGTCAATCTTCCGCCTGGTCGTGAACCCCTTGGCCGCCTTGCGCAGGCCCTCCCCGGGGTCCTCCTTCGCGTCGGGGGCCTTGTCCTCCGTCTTCCGCTTCGCAGCGGCCATCAGCGCGCGACCGATGAAGTGGACCATGTTGCGGACCTTCAGATCCGACCGCTCCCAGACACGGCCTGTCCAGGTATAAAACCCCAGGCCAGGCGCATACTTGATCTGGCCGTCAGCGAACTGGGCCAGGAGGTACGCCCCCTGGACGTCGGACGCGCCGTACTCCCTGATCGTGTCGTAGTACAGGTCCGTGATCAGGTCCACCTGGTCCCTGGTCGGGGCCACGTCCTCCTGGGTGGCAAGGGGCGAGTCGTCGTCCTGGGCGGGCGCCGGAGCGGGCGCAGGGGCGTTAACGGCAGCCTCCAGGGCATCGGGGAAGGCGTTCACGTCACGGGCCCTCCAATCGGTCAGGTCGTCCCCCTCGTTGGGGATGGCAAGGGCCTGGGTCGGGACGCCGTGGGAGGCCAGGCCGGCGGCCAGACGCTCAGTGAAGCCGTTGCCGGCCTTGTCGTTGTCTCCGGCGAGGACGACGCGCTTGCCCTTCAGGCCCGCGGCCAGCTCCTCCACCAGTTCGGGGTTCGCCACCAGGGAGGCGCCACGGATGATGACCGCGTGGAAGCCGGCGGCCACGGCGGTCAGGCCATCGCCTGGGCCCTCCGTGACGATGAAGACGTCCGTTTCACGGTCGGCCAGAAGGACGCCATAGGCACCCCAGTGCATCCCGTCAGGGTTGACGAGGGACATCCATCGCGCCGGACAGTCGCCGGACACGTCACGGCCCTGCAGGCCGCGGGGCGTGCCGTCGAAGCCGACCAGGGGGACAATCAGGCGCGGGTGCCGCCGGAAGCCAGGGGAGCGGTAGTTACGCCGCCGTCCCTCCTCGTCCCAGAACATCAGTCCCGGAAGCTGGCCGTCGTCGTACCCCAGGCCCAGGCGGGAGGCCAGGTCCTGGGTCATGCCGAAGCGGCGGACCGCGTACGACTCCGCAGGGGAGTTTCTGAACTCCTGGGCCGCAGCGTCCAGATACACGCGCAGGGCGGCCAGTTGTTCCGTGCCGACCAGGACCGGCTTCGCGGCCTTGACGACGCGTGCCGCGCCGGTCGCGTTGAACATGTCTCGCCAGCGCAGGCCGGCAGCGGTGATCACGTCGTTCGTCTCGCATCCGGCGCGGCAGGTCATCCGGACACGTCCGTCCTCCCCGAACCAGATGCGCAGCGAGGGACGGGAGTCCCCGTGCGATGGACAAAGGGCCAGGTAACCGCCGTCCGGCTGGTCGCTGACCTCCTGGAAGCGGTCCAGGATCGCGGAAACGTCCATACGGGGACTCCCGTCTGTCGGGGGCGTGTGCTTACGTCACTGGACCGGGGAGGACGTCCCCTACTCCGCGAACAACCGCAGGTCAGGTTGGGCGAAGGTCCCGATGTCCAGGGACTCCGTCTGCCGGACAGCGCGCAGGACCTCCGCGAAGTCGGCCAGGGTCCAGGTCCAGTACCGGAACCTGGGCGAGTAGGAGTCAGGCGCGACAGCGGCGTGCGCCTCCGGGCAAGCGACCATCAGGCGGTCGTACGTCTCCGCTGTGATGTGGACGCGGGCCAGGGCGGGGCCCTTCCCCCGAACCTTGTGGATCACGACGCCGTACGGGAAGCCAGCGTTAACGGCCTCCTGGTCGGCCTGGCGCAACCACGTGGGCACGGCCGGGGACTTGACGTCCTTCGCCTCCAGGATGAAGGGCCAGGCGTGGAGGTCTCCGACGTCCTTGGCCCCCTCCTGGGCCTGGCGCTTGACCAGCCGCCAGTCCGTGGGGTGGCTGTACTCCAGGACGCCGTTCAGGTAGTCGCGTATTGCGGACTCCCAGCGGGTGCCGCGGGCCTTCGAAGGGTTAGCCACGCTGCCTCAACTCCCTACGTGTGCGCATACGGCGCAAGATCAGGGCCTGGTCGGGGGCCTGCCAGGTGTGCACGCCAGCAGACAGGGTGAAGCGACGGCCGTGCGGCCGCTTCGGGATGCCACACTCAGCGCAGGACGAAGGTTCAGCGACGCCGCGCCGCTTCCGGCGCTCCGCCAGGATCCGGGCCACGGCCTGGTCGTGCCGGCGGTAGTTGCCGAACGGGACGCGCTTGTCCAGCTGTATGTCCCAGACGACGAACAGCGGACCGTCCATGTCCAGCACTGGGGCCACGCCGGACCGTCGTTCCCGCTGGCGAATCTCGAAGTCGTCCATTCAGTCCTCCCAGTCCAGTTGCATCGCCGCGCCGTTGCCGTAGGACGACCAGGAGGACGACTCCGCCAGCTCCTCTTCAGCGCGACGGGTGGCGGCCTCTTCCTGGGCCACGGCCAGCGGGTCAAGCCCGCGCCAGTCGTCCATCAGTCCTCCAGGTCTGCGATCAGGTCCGGCGTGATCCATGCGGCACGGACAGCGGAGGTCAGGGCGGTGACGTCGACAGGCTCCGCGTCAGGCGCGGGCCAGACGGGATGGACGTCCGCGGGGATGCCGGTATGGTTCATCAGTAACGCCTCCGCTGCCAGGGGAAGAGGTCCAGGGCCCAGGCGAGGGCGGCCAGGAAGGCAGCCATGGCGAGGACGCGTACGGCGACGTCAGCGGGTGTCACTGGTCCACCCCCGTGGCCCATCGGACAGGCCAGTTGGCGGCCTGGCACACTTCGGCGCCGTTCGTGATGGCCTGGTTCATGGCCTCCAGGTAGCGGCCCCAGTCGGGGCGCTCCGTGGCGTCCTCGTCCAGGATCACGACGTCCCCCTGGCCCAGCTGGCGGACGTCGCCCAGGGCCGGAGCGCTGGCCTTCGCGATGATTCGGAACACGCTGCCTCCTGTCGTTAACGGTTGTAGGCAACGCCGAAGGCCCGACCCCGTCAGGGGCCGGACCAGGCGGGCGCAGACGCGCGTCAGGCGCGGCGGATGCCGGGGCTGTATGAGTAGGTCTCTACGAAGCGCGACAGCGGCCAGTCCTGGTACCCGGCGGAGTCCTCCACCAGGCAGGAGATCAGCGGCTGGCCGTTGCTGTCCCGCGCACCCGTGAACTTCCAGCGGTCGCCCGACGCGTCCAGGTACTCCGCCGTCAGGTCGTAGGTCACGCCGTTGTGCGTGAACTGATCACCGTTGGCCGGCGTCAACAGGGCGTCCCAGATCGTGCCGCTGGCCCCGTCGCCGTGGCCCCTCGGCTGGTCACCGACCAGGGCGGTCAGGTAGGCGTACTCCTGCGGGGTCAGGGTCAGCGTGTAGGACTCCTCCGTCGTCGTCACGGTGCGGGTGGACTTCGTGGCTTCGGCCATGGGTGCCTCCTGGTCGTTAACGGTCTGGGCGCCCCTGAAGGCCGGACCCCGTCAAGGGCCCGACCCAGAGGTCAGATGTCGCGTGCGCGCCGCAGAGACTCCAGGGCAGCGTGCGCGCCGGTCAGCGCGGACCAGCCCTCCGACAGCGGACGAAGGGTCAGCCTCCCGTCCGGGGCGGTGTGCCAGGCGTAGGGCTTGCCGAACAGGAACACGCGGCGGCGAAGTTCACGGCGCTTCACTGGGCGTTCGCCTCCAGGTCGCTGATGGTGGCGGCACGCTTCGCACCGGCCAGGTACACGGTGCTGATCACGCGGTTGTCAGCGGTGCGCGTCTCAAATTCGGTCCAGCCTCCGCCCTGGTCGGACGTACGGACGATGTTTCCGCTGGGAAGTCGGAACGTCACTGGGTGACCTCCTGTCGTTAACGGTGTTGGCACGCCCGAAGGCCCGACCCCGTCAAGGGCCGGACCATCGGGTCATGCGTCGCCGTCCTCCTCCAGGTCAGCGGGATTGATGCGCTCCTCGTCGATGCCGAAGCGTCGGCGTCGTTCGTGGAGGACAGCCTTCGCGTCGGACCAGAGGAACGTCCACAGGGGCCGCTTGATCGTGGCGTCCGGCAAGGCCCGCAGAATCGCGGCCCGGCTGCCCGCCATCAGTCCTCCGGGTCAGCGGAGATGGCGTCCTGGTACGAGGTGACGACGTCCAGGACCGGCTTCGTGAATTCCCGCTTCTCCCCGGACTGCGTGGTGTACTCCACGTGCTCCAGGCGGAGGATGCAGAGGGCCTCACCGTCGATGCGGCCCAGGGCCTTCATGGTGTAGGGGAGGTCCTCCGCGAAGGACCACGCCGTGGCCGTGTACTTGCCCAGGCCCAGGTCCTCGTCCTGCGGGAGTCGGATCGGGAGAACGATGTTCGGCTTCGGGCCACGACGCTGCTTGGCCTTCTCCTTCCGCTCCGCCAGGATCTTCGGGCAGCCGCACGGCTTGCCCTTGTCCTCGTCGGGCGACAGGAACACGGAGCCGTCGCACTCGTGCACGGGGAGGCCGTCCGCCCACTGAATGAGCTTGGACTCGATCTTGGAGGCGTCTATGACGACCTCGATCGTCTCGGTGTCGGTGTCCACCGCGTAATCCCCGTTCGGGGCCTCACCGATGGTGCCGCCGTACAGCTCCTTGACGGCCTGGGCGACCTCCAGCTTCGGCGTGGTGATGCGCCACTGGCGGAGACTGACCGGCTTGCCGTTCACGCGACCGCCGGAACGGAACTGGAAGGCGTAGTCAGGGCGCGTCGCCCTCTCCCTCGCGGACTCTCGCTCCTCGCGTGCTGCCTTCGCCTCCGGGTCGGTCGCGAAGATGTCGAGCATGGACACAGTGCCTCCAGGGGTGACTGACAAGTGACTGAAGTTGGGGTGAAGCGCCCCTCTGCTACTGGTCCGGGGAGGGCGTCCCCTGGCTCTGAGCTGGCGCTTCGCTGTCCCTCACCCCTGGTCCGGAGAGGACGTCCCCCAGTCACACGGGAAGCGAGCCGCGTTCAGCGGTCCGGACGCGACGGCGCGCAAGCTTCGCGTCCTCCTTGGCAAGCCAGTTGCCGCTCTCTGCCCGCTCCTCCGCTGCCTTCGCGGCGGCCAGGAGGCGGGGGAGATTGGCACGGCGCAACGCAACGACCTTCGCCTTCACGGCCTTCGTGTGTGTGCGGACTCCAGTTGCTTGTCAGTGCGGACCCTGCCTCCACGCTCCGTGCGTATGACGTGCTCCGTACCAGCGACGGTGACGCGCGTCTCTCGGAAGTCGGCGGTCATCGTGAACCCCTCTCAGTGATGAGCTGTCACCACTGGCCCGGAGAGGATGTCCCCCAGAACGCAAAAAGGCCCCCGACCAGGCACGAAGCCAGTCGGGGGCCTTGAGGAGGCGTCAGGGGTGCGGCTGGGAACCACACTTGCGCATGCAGCGCCAACAGAAAGCTGGGTCGCGCATCTCCTCTTCAGTGGGCAAGGTCAGGCCTCCTTCGCCTGGGCAGCGTTAACGACAGGGCCCCACTGGGGCGCACAGACTTGGATCTCTGCCGAGACAGTGAAGGGGCCGGACTCCTTCCCCTTCATTGTCGTGGCCGCGTGCTGGCGGACGTACGGGCCGTAGATCTCCGTATAGGTCTCGTCAGTCGCGACCAGAAGCGGCTCACCGCACCCCCAACCCGTATACGCAGGGTTGCGCTGGGTCCGCCGCTTCACCACAACCAGGCGGTACAGCGGCTCCGGACCGTTCATCATGCGCTGCGCCATCAGGCCCCCGAACTGTCGCCGGCCAGGAAGCGGGCCAGCCGCTCCACTGCCTCCACCTTGTCGGCGAAGCGGACACCGTCCTGGTATCCGCGGCCGTTCGTGGCGAGGGCGTTTACGTGCTCCGTGGCCTTCGCCAGGGCCTCCTCACGGGACATGGGGACAGGGGGGAAGACGATCGGTCCCGGAGGCTCCAGGGCCATCAGCGGATCGAGCCTGAACGAGTCGGCCATGTGCTCACTTCCCCCGTCGCTGGGTGCCGGTAACCATGCGGCCCTTGGAGGAGGCCAGGGCCTTGCCGATGACGTCCTTGCTGTCCTCGCGGACCCAGCGGAAGACCTTCCGGAGCGTTACGAAGTAGTCGAACACGTCACGGTCAGCGCGGACGCCCTTGAACGACCACTCCTCGTCCGTGATGTGCAGGACCGCAGCGGAGTCAATGGCGGGCATCGGCTCCTCGTTGCCGTCCTCGTCAATGATCACGTCCGCGTAGCGGTAGGCGGCCAGCTGAAGGGCCACGTCGGTGTAGGTGCTCTTGCTGGTCTTGTAGTCGACCATGACCAGAATCGGGGTCCCCGAGCGGTCCGGGGTGATGGTGATCCGGCCGAAGGTGTCGACCTGGACCCAGATGCGAAGGATCGCGTCGAAGCTGCCCGCGTACTCGTGCTCATACGACCAAGCCACGTCTTCCGCGCGGACCAGCTCCGGATTCACAGCGGCCAGGAACTCCTGGAAGTGCCGGACGTGGTTCACGATGTCGGGGTGGACGTAGTCGACCTCCTCACCGTTCATGAGCCGCTCAAACACGTCGTGGGCGCGGGAACCCAGCTTGGACCGGACCTCCGTGTATCGGCGGGCAGCGCCGGCGATGTAGCGCTTCGCTCCGGCCCTGTCGCGGTCAGCCATCTGCCTGAGGTAGTCGAACGAGTCGATGGCGAGGTCAGCGGCCATGTTGGCTTGCCACGGGCCCAGGAAGTCCTGTTTCGGGAGCATGCCGACGACGGACGTCACGCCAGGCACGGTGACGTTGGGGCGCGAGTCGTTCACGTAGAAGCGGGCGCCCGCCTTCTTTACGGTATCGATCTTGGACAAGGGTCCTCCCAGGTAGCGGGGCGAGTGCCGTCACTACTGACCGGAGAGGAGGTCCCCAGAATGGAAATCGAGAATTGTCCCAGTTGTTGAGGCGAAGCTGGAGAGGCGAGAGGAATAGGGAATGTTTTTCTAAGTGGGACTAAACAAAAATAAAGAAACAACTAGAGGCGCCCCGCCCCTCCTTCCGCTGAAACAACAAGGGCCGACCCCGCGCCGGGGGCCGACCCATCGTCTGTGCGCGTCGGAGGCTACGTCTCGTCATCGTCCGCCAGCGCGTGACGCCTGGACGCCTCCTCCCAGGTCAGCGTGAACTGTCGGTACGGCCGGTCGTTGGCATCGTCCAGCACGCGCGCCAGCTCCGCCCTGGTGTTCCGGCGCGCGGCCTCCGCTGCCTCCGTCGCCCGCCACTCCACGACCTCGTCCGGCGTCGCGTCCAGGAGGACGAAGGAGTCAGAGACGGAGGAGAAGACGGCCAGCCGTCCGTCCGGCTGTCGAATGATCTGCTCAGCCATGGCCCCGCCCTACAAGCCAGCCGCCGCAGCGGCCAACTTCGTGATCATCTCATTGAGGCGTGCCTTCAGCTGGCCGCGAGCCTCGGGGGTCAGGCTGGCAGCGCGCTCCGTGGCGATCAAGAACCCGCGTTCCACGCGCTCCAGGGCGGCAATGTCCTTCGCCAGCTCCTCGCCGTCCTGCTCCTCGTCCTCCTCCTGATAGGTGCCGGCCTCCAGCTGGCGGAGGAGTTCAGCCTTCCGGCGAGCGTCGTCACGGGCCAGCTCTGTACGTCCCTTGCGGGGGAGCGTGGTCCCCGCCTTCTCGTACAGCGCGTAAACAGCCTCGGTGGCTGACAGCTTCGGGAACTCCTTGCGTGCCCTGTCCATGGCGGGGAACGCGTCAGGGTTGTCGTCCAGGCCACGGAGGTACTCCACGACGACGTCCGACATGCGGTTTCGGACCGCCTTCGCCAGGGACTTGTGCGTGGCCCAGCGGTGAACGTCCTCCTCCGTCACGCCCTTGCGGGCCTCCAGGAACAGGTCCCGTGCGATGTCCTTCGTATACTTCCGGTCCGCGACGATGTCCGGGAGATCGTCAACGGTCCGCATCTTCAGGCGCGCGTCCAACAGCGTCTCGGCAATTTGCCTGGCCATGTCGGCAGTCTTCAGGCCCGCGTTGACGGCCTTGCGCACTTGCTTGACACCGTCGTTAACGACAGCGTCCACGCCCTCTACGTCGTGCCAGGAGCGAATGGCTAGCTCTGTGGGCGCCTCCGGCTCCTTTGGCTCTGGGTGCGTCTCGTAGGCGTGCTCCAGGTCCTTGGTCAGCGCGGCACGGTCCTGGGGCCGGCACGCCTGAATGGCCGTCTCCACGGTCGGGCGCGCGGCGTACGCCTCCAGGAAGGAGCCTGCCTCCAGGAGGTCGTTAACCCTCTCGATCAGGTCTGCGGCCTCTTGCTTCTTCGTGGTCCTCGCCATGATGGTCACTCTCCCTTGATCAACTGGCGGAGTTTCCAGAGTAGCGTAGCCGCCCCAATGAGGGCGCCTGACAACGAAGAAGGGGCCCCCGAAGGGACCCCTTTTCAGTCACACAACCAGCGTGTCGGCCAGCGCGGCCAGTGCCTCCAGCGAGCCACCGTTAGTGATGGTGCGGTCCGCCGGGTAGTCCAGCATTTCCCGTTCGCTGCGGTGCTGGCCCGGGGTCTGGCCCGGACGTTCGACGCGGACCAGACGGAAGCCGTTCACGGTCAGGAAGTCGGCTTCGTTCTGGTACCGGACGTCCGTCACGACGACCGGCTTGCCAGCGGCGTGCGCTGCCCGGACGGCGAACCCTGCGGCCCTGATCCAGAACTGGGGCTCAATCTCGCGGATCGTCTGGCCGTAGTCCTGAAGGAATCGGCGGACCTCCGGAAGATCATCCTTGGCATACTCCCAGCCGACCAGCCGGACGACTTCGGACAGGCGCGTGGTCAGCTGCCTGTCTCCTTGCATGTGCGGGATCAGGGGGTCAGCCTTCAGCGCGGCCTCCTTCAGCTTGTCAGCGAAGGCGACGCGAACGTATCCGTGGGCCTCCACCAGCCTGGCCGCGACCGAGTCCTTACCGGCGCGGGACAGGCCGGTCAGCGCAATGTCCTTCAAGGGTCCTCCCCGGGTAGTGGTCCGTTACCACCAGGCCGGAGAGGACGTCCCCCGGATCAGACCCCGAGGAGGACGGCGACAGCGTTGACGATCGCCTCCTTCGGGAGCCCCGGCACGTAGTGCGCCACGACGCCAGCCACTACCGCGGCGCCGGCCAGGGCCACGCGCTTGTTCTCGCGCGCCCACGCGAGGGCCTTGTTCAGCTTCTCCATACGTCAGCCTCCCAGCTTCGTGTAGATGGTCGTGGCCGCTGATAGGACAGCGGTCACAAGGGCCGTGGGGACGGAGTACTTCCATCGCTCCACGGCACGAATCCTGTCCTCGTGATCGGCCAGGCGGTCGGTCATGGTGGCCAGGCTCTGGGTCGATGTCCGGACCTCCTCCCGCATGGCCACCAGTTGGTCATAGATCTCGCGGGCGCCGATGGTCACCGTCCCCACGTCGTTGTCCTGGCCGTCCGGTCCCTGTCCGTTCATCGGACGACGGTGAAGCCGCGCTTCGCGGCCAGCTTCCGGAGGCTGGTCCAGCCGGGGACACCGTCCGCCGCGGCGCCGGAGTACCCACACTTGCGCTGCCATGCCGCGTACGCCTTGACCACGCGCTGTCCGTAGTGGCCGTCCGTGTCTGAGCTGGCAAGGAGGCCCTCGCGGATGAGTGCGGCCTTCAGCGTCTTCACGCCGGAGTAGGTCACCGTCCGGCCAGCCATGGGCGGGTTGGTCCTGGCCGCACTCTCCACCTTCGAGAGGTCAACGACCGGCTTCGCCGGAGTGGTCGGCTTCGGGGCGGGCTTGGTCGGAGTGGTGGGCTTGGACGGCGTGGCCACCTTGCTGTCCAGGGTGGACTGGACGTCGGCGCGGACAGCGGCCATGTCCATCATGCGACCGGCGGACATGCCGGGGTCCCACTTGCCCGGCGAACCCCACTCGCCGTGTCCGATGACCGACTTCGCGGACCAACCGTGGTAGTCGCAGACCGCAGCGGCCAGCCGGCGAAGGGTGGCGTACTGAGCGTCCGTCATCTTGTGGCCGCCGCTGTACCAGATCTCTACGCCGTAGAAGCAATCGTTGCCGTCCACGGTGGACTGGTTGTCCACGGGCGGGTACTGGTCGTACGACTCGTTAACGACAGCGCGCAGGACGTCAGGGTCTCCCAGTCCCGCATGGTTGGTCCGACCCCAGCCGATCAGGTGGACCGTGCCGTCCTGGGCCAGGCCGAAGTGACAGAGGGGGCCAGGCAGACCGGCCACGCCGTTGTACAGGAGCGCGCGCTGGTCGCTCGCGTCGGACCCAGTGTGGTGGACCATGAAGCCGGATACCGGACCGAAGGACTTGCCCGTGGCGCTGTCCCGGTTGTGGGTCCGCCAGGACCGGTACTCCTCGAACTTGACGCCCCACTCGGTGAGATTGGCCAGGAGCTGGGACGGAGTCATGGGGGTGGTGGACATGCGTGAGTCCTTCCAGGGGGCGGCCCCCGGGCAGCACGAAGCCAGCGCCCAGGGGCCGTTAACGAATGGGGAGGAGAGAGCGGGGGGTCAGGACACCAGGTTGTCGCCAGGGTTCGACACGCCACCGCCGAACCCGTACGTGACCGTGGACGTACCGACTGAGAAGGCGGCAACGGTTCCGCTGGCCGCGCTGTTGGTCGCCGACCAGGAGTTACCCGTCAGGTCGTTGTTGGCGATCGTGTTCCCGCTGACTCCGTCAATGACGGAAATGCCCTTGATCGTGGAGCCCTTGATGATGCGGTTGTTCGTCACCATGCCATCGGTGGCGCCAGTGCTCAGGCGGATGCCGGCGTTGTTCGCGGAGGCTGCCGCGCCGTTCCCTGCGTTGGTCGTGCGGTTGCCCGTGATCAGGAAGTCATTCGAGCCGCTGACCACAATGCAGTGCGTTCCGCAAGTGTCGACGTTGTTGCCGCTGATCGTGGTGCCAGTGCTGTTGTTGATGTTGATACCAGTCGTGGCCCCGCTCCGAAGGGTGTTGCCGTTGATGGACCCACCGTCGGACTGGTTGTTGTAGATGCCGGTCGACCCGACGGAAGAGATCGTGTTGCCGTTCACGTTGGGGCGTGAGCAGTATTCGACCTGGATCCCGTTCGCGGAGTCAGCGGCGTTGCCCAGGATCGAGTTACCCGAGATGGCCACCTGGTCGATCGTCGCGCCGGAGTAGCCCAGGACGCGGATGCCGGAGTCCGTGGCCGGTCGCTCGATCGTGTTGCCCGTGATCGAGATGTTTCGGCTGTTCGGGGAGTAGCCGGCGCTGGCGGGGTTCGGGTGCGTCACGGCAATGCCGCTGAAGCCCGTGTTGTTGATGATGTTGTTGGCGATCAGCGCACGGCGCCACCCGTACCCCCGGATGCCCTCCTGAAGAGTGCCCTCCACGCGGTTGTTCACGACCTGGATACCGTAGTAGTACTGGCCGCCCGCGAGCGTGTGGCTGCCGACAGCGCGACCGAAGAAGCCGCAGCGGGACGAGTCGCTGAAGTAGCAACCATCCACCAGGATGTTCTTGCTGGGCGTGTTGTCGAAGGCGCCGATGGACGAGGAGCCGGACACGGCGATGTCTATCTGTACCGCTTCGCTGTACTGGCGTGAGCTGTCAACGGTGTTGTCCTCGTAGCCCAGGAAGCGACAGTTCAGGGCCTTCGCGCCGTCAGTGGAGTTGAACTCCATGGCATGTCCGCTGGACACGTTGGTCAGCGTGGCGTCCCGGACGGTGATGTCCTGGCAGTGCACGAAGTTCATGATGTTGGTCATGGACGTGACGCTGCCGGTCGTGCCGTTGAAGGCGTTGCCGTCCCAGACACCGCCCAGGACCTGGATGTGGGAGTGCCCGCCGTAGACGCTGAAGGTCTCGGTGTCCAGGAAGTTCCGGAGCAAGCCGGAGTTGCCGATGGCCTTGATCGTCGCGCCGTACGCGTAGATGGTGGTGAAGTCGTAAACGACCAAGAACGTGGACACGGCGTACGTCTTGCCAGGTGTGAACTGGACCAGGCCGCCCCCGGAATCGTGGGCGAGATCAAGGGCGGCCTGGATCGCGGCAGTGTCGTCGGTCGTCCCGTCGCCTACGGCGCCGAAGGTCTCGACGTTCACGGTGGAGCTGGTATTCAGCCGCTCCAGCATGTACTGAAGGCGACCGCCCGTGAGGTCCATTCCGGGGCGCCACATGTCGACAGGAGTGGACAAGGGATCTCCTTACAGGGGGGTGAGCGCTGGGTAGGCCAGGCCAAGGACCGTGCCCGCAGCATGGGGCTTGACGACGCCGTTAACGGAACGGACGACCGTGAAGCGCTGGTCAGTGGTGATCTTGAAGTTGTCGAACAGCACGGACGGCGACGCGTTCGTGTTCCCCGTCTCCAGGATCGAGCGGAAGCCACACGTTCCGGCAGCGGCGAACGATGCGTCGGTGGCGGTGACTTGCCACGTGCCAGGCTCCGTGGAGCCGACGGCCCATGCACGGGCGCGGAGCGTGGTGCCCTCCAGCTGGAGCCGCACCGTGAACATCTGGCCGGCGGAGTACGAGGTGGCCACCTGGACGACGGACCCCAGCGTGGTTTCCACTCCGCTGACCCTGCGCCGGACTACCAGCCACGCACCGCCGGACGGTCGGTACTCAATCCGCGCCAGGTACATGTTGTTGCCGTCGACCACGCGGGCCATGAGTGAGCCGATGATGTTGCCGCCCGTCGCGACCTGGGAGGCGCCCATGTCGGCGCGCACGTCCACGTCCGCGTACGGCTGGGTGAAGGCCGACCGACGCGAGACGCTCAGCGAGGTGAGGAGGTGACGACCCTGCCCGCCTGACACGCTGTAGTCGCTGACGGCTCCGGACGTGTTCGTCCAGGCCTCACCCGTGTCGGTGCTGCCCCAGGACGAGGTCAGGGAGCGGGTGAACGTGTCGGACACGCCTGCACCGATCGCGTTGACCTGGACGACCTCCCCGCCCAGACGGACCTGGAGCGGGAAGAACACTGGGTCCTCAGTCCACTGGGGACCGACCGTGACGCGGACCAGTAGCGAGGTGGCCGTGTCGGTGGCGGCTGCCGCGAGGACGGAGCCGTCCGTGTTGGCCTTGCCGTAGACGGCATGGTCGGTCACGGCCGTGTCCCACGGGCCAGCTGGCGCGCAGTTCAGCGTCAGTTCCCAGCGGTACATGTCGAGACGCTCGGTCCACCCCATGACGATCAACTCCACATCGTCGTGACTGACCCACTCGGGGAGGTCCGTGAGCCTGATCTTGTCGCCCTCGCGCAAGCGCATCACCAGCGGGATAAGCCACTGCGCGCCAGGCTTGTGCAGCATGAGCGAGACGGACGGGTACCGGGCGCCGTCCCACGCGCCCAGATGCAAGCGCCAGTAGGCGTGAGGCTCAGCCTGTTCATCGTCGGAGAGGCTGACCGTCCTGGACGTGTCGTACTTGCCGATACTGTCCACCGACAGGGGGCCGTCCTCCAGGACAGCGCGCGCGGAGGAACCCCCGTCGCGTGTGACGGTGACGTCGTTCGTGACGCCGCTGTCGTCGTCGACAGGTTCCAGGTCAGGCCCCAGGCCAGGCTGAACGTAGCTCAACGTGATGCGGGGGTCCTGGGTGTAGAGGCTGGACCGGTCGCGGTAGTGCAGTCCGATCCGTCGCATGTCCTCCGTGAGGAGTCCGCCGTCAGCGTCGGCAGCTGCCTCGAACAGGTCGACCAGGGAGCTACGGCGCTGGTACCCGACGGCTTCAACCGGCAGCCGGCCAGCGGTCCGCGTGAACGAAAGGCCCTCCTCGGTCGCGAGCCTGCGCATGCGCTCCCAGGCCGTCTCGCCCCGGTATGCGTCATCGGATCCGTCGTACAGGACACTGCCCGCTTCGCGCAGGACTGAGATGTGGCCGACGCTCCAGCCTTCGGTCAGCGCGGGCCAGTCAGCGGACAGGCTGGCGACGCTGCCACATGTACCTGTCTCGGTGTTCCCGTAGCCACCAGCGTTGCCTCCGACGTCTTGCCAGCCGACGTTCCAGGAGAAGGAGCCGCCGCTGTCGAAGGCGAACACACGAAGGCGCACCCAGCCGTGGAACACGTCGGCACCGATGCTGATGAACCGCTCAATGATCTTTACGTTGCCCGCGTTGTACCCGCGTACGGTCGCGCGCGCGTTGCGCAACAGGATCTCCCAGCGGCGGACAGTGCCGTCGGCTGAGTGGATCTTCAGGACCTCTGAGTCCGTGAGGGGGATCAGGTCGTTGGCGTTGTAGACCATCTCGACTTGCCACTGTCCCGGGGTGGCCGAGGGGACCGTAGCGACCAAGGAGGAGATGCCAGTCAGGCGTGGCAGCGGGGCGGACGAGGGCAAGGTGTCGAAGGACGCCCAGTCGACGGAGGACACCGACGCCGGGAGGACTCCGGGAATCGGGGAGTAGGCCCGCGTTGCGTCCTGCTGTTCCTCCAGGGGCCAGTAGGCCAGGGGGTTGCCCGACGGGATGCGCCGGCGGAGGGTTGATTCGAGGGCCTTCGCGCCTTGTCCCAGTCGGCGCATGATGCCGGTAGCCGTGATCGGGACGTACCGGTCGGCGTCGTCAACGGACCAGCGGTTTGGCCACGACGCAATTTCACCCATGAACCGGTCCTCACGGTCCCGGAGTTCGGCGGAGCCGTGGAGTGTCCAGGTTCGGCCTTGTGGGTCGACGATGGAGGAGGCGCCATCGGTGGCAGCGCGGAAGTCAGGAGAGGCAACGACCGTGCCGTTGATCCCGTTGCGGACCTCGAAGCGGTAGCCGCGTCCGTTCAACGGGTGTCGCGAGCGGTGAACGCCGTTGCGCAGGTCCGTGATGCCGATCCGGAGAGGAGCGCTGCCGCTGAACAGGGCCGTGGTCCCGTCGGAGTTGCTGACGGGGGCGCCTATCTGGGTCCAGGGGCCATCGAGCGTCTCGGCCCAGTAGAAGGTGACCGTGTTGCCACCGTTGCCGTTGTCGATGTCCAGCGTCGCGCGGATGGCAGCGCGCTCGGGGAGATCAGGGAGCGGGCGGGCGAAGGCGCGGGCGGTCGCGTAGTCGTCGCCGTTCGTGGTGAAGCGGAAGTTCACGGTGCCGTCAACGACCTGAAACATCCAGCTCTGTTGAAGGGTCGGGCGGTCCCACTTACCAATGATCAACTGGTTGTCGGAGCCGTACCAGTTGGGGGAGATCTCGGCACGGACGTCCAGGTCCCCCGTGATGTCCAGGGCCGCGGCGTCCGGGGTGTCGGCGTAGTTGCCGTCTCGGCCGTCCAGCTGGAGGTAGTTGTCATCCTCGCTGGGCAGGCTGACGCGGATGGGGGTGTTCCGTCCGATCAGCCCGAACAGCGGTGACATGGCGTTGCGGGGGGTGTACTTGCCCAGTCGGTTGTCCAGCGTGAGCCGGAGGGAGGAGGGGTCAGCGGTGGAACCCTGGTCGCGCAGGCCGCGAACGATCTGCTTGACGTCCCGGACGTAGACGTCGGGGCTGATGTTCTGCCAGGTGCCGCCTACGAAGATGTCCGTACGGATGTCCAGCGGGAATGCCACCGCTGACCCCCTCTCTTATCGCTGGCCGAAGGCGGTTTGCACGTCGCCTCGGCCGTCGTCCTTGACGATGCGGCGGATGAGCCGCTTCATGTCCTCGTCCGCGCCGGTCACGTCGAACGTGACGCGCTGGTCATTGCGCATCGCCGCGCTGAGTACGCCGCGGGGGGACACGTCCGCGACCATGCCGGGAAGGTCCGCCGTCAGGCCCTGGAGCTGACGCCTCAACTGGGGCGCCTGGGCGGCAATGCCGTGCTGGAAACCAGCGATCACCTTGCGGCCGGCGGGCGTGAGGATGCGCTTGTCCAGGGCCGCAGGGCCCTTCCAGTCCGGCAGCATCGACGTCAGCTCTCCCAGCTTGCTGCGGACGGATCCGAACATGCTGGTGATGCCGCTGATGAAGCCTCGGATCAGGTCGCGGCCAGCGGACAGCAGGACCTTGCCCATGCCCATAGCTGCCTGACGGCACTTTTCGGGGAGGGCCTTCAGGTCCTTGATGCAGTTGTCGATCATGGTCTTTTGGCTTCTCAGGAAGGCCGTGCCAGCGGTCACGGCGACGTTCTTGAGGACGCCAGGCAGACCTTCGAGGGCCTTCCCGATCTTCTCCGGCAGCTCCGTGAACGTCTTGACGATCCATGAGGCAGCGTTCTTCATGGCCGTCTTGGCAAACTCGCCAGCCTCGGAGAAGTCGCCCCGGAGCAGCGCGGCCAGGGCCTTCACTGCGGGGACCACGACGTCCGTGATGAACGCTGCCAGGTGTTCGCCAAGGATCGTCGCCAGCTTCGCGACCAGCGCGATGATGGGCGTAAGGATCGGGACCAGGGCGTTAACGACCTCGCCCAGGGCGCCGAACAGCGGGACCAGGGCCAGAAGGATCGGTGTCAACGCAGGTAGCAGTGCAACGACCAGCTGGGCGATGGGAGGCAGGAGCGGAAGGAGGGCCTGGACGAGGGCCAGGAACGCGGTAACCAGGGCGTCCAGGACAGGGCCCAGGGCGACAATGACAGGCTGGAGAGCCTGGCCGAGAATCTCGATCACGGGAGCAAGGCCGGTCAGGAGCTTGCCCAGGATAGGACCGGCAACTTCGAGGATCGTTCCCATGAGCTGGCCCAGTGTCGGCAGGAGGGCCCCGAGCACGGAACCCAGGCCGTCGAACACGGCTCCGGCGGAACCGATGCCAGACGACAGGCCCTCGAAGAAGCCGCCCAGGGCACTGCCCAGGGTGCCGAGCAGACCGCCCAGCGACTCGACCAGGGGGCCGGCCTTCTCCATGACGGGGACGAAGCCGTTGACGAGACCCTTCACCAGGTCGCCGATGCCCGCGACCAAGGGCTTAATCATGGGCGCGGCAGCTTCGAACATCTTGCCCAGCTGCGGGGCGATGTCGTCGAAGATGTCCTTCATCTGACCGGCGGCCTGGGCCAGCGGCTTGACGAGAGGCTTCGCTAGCTCCTGCATGGTGGACGTGACGTGGTCCTTCAGGCCGGAGAAGGCGTCCTTCACCGTCTGGGACTGGGCCGCAGCGGCGACACCGATACCCAGGATCGCCACGGGCACGGCGGCCATTGCGCCAGCCGCACCGATCGCGCCGACGCTGGCCACGCCGAATGCCTTTGACAGGCCGCCCAGTGTCTTGACGCCAGCGTCTCCGGCCCGACGTATGCCTTCGGCCATGTCTCGCGCCGCGGTCTGGCCCAGGCTTCGCATGACCTGACCGACGCCACCCAGGGCATCACGCATGCGTTGACCGTTCGTCATCATGGCGTGTGCCGAGGAGAGGACGCGTCCGTCAAGACTGCGCCAGTTCCCCTCAGCGTCCTGGGTCATGCCGGACACGGTGGCGCCGATGGACCGCAGTGCGGCAGTAGCGCGCCTGGCACCTGACGAAACCTCGTCTGTGTCTATGCCCAAGGCCACAGTCAGGGAGGCGAGCGTAGCCATGGCTCACCCCCTTTCGTCTGAGGTCTGGACTCCGCCACCTAGGGCAGCGTTCGCCTTCATGACCTCCTGCCAGAGTTCGGCGGGGGTCTTCTTTCGCTTGAACCAGGTGGGGATGAAGTCCCGGGGCTTGGCCTTGGCCTTGCCGCTCGCGGAGTTGGCCACCGTGGCAGCGATGATTGCGGCACTGATGTCGGTGCGGAGCCGGGAGTCGAGCGGGCCCGTGATCCTTTCGTACGCCATCCACTCCGTGAGTTCACGGGAGGTGATGCGGGCGAGAAGTTCACGGACCGTCATGCCGAGATGACCGGCCAGGCGGAAGTAGAACTGTCGCTCTGGCCGGTCCGTCAGTTTCCCGTCAGTTCCTGCACGTCGGCGTCGGTCAGGCCGGACAGGCGGGAGGCGACCTCCGCGACCCGGGTAAGGGCCTGGGCGCTCTTCTCACCCAGCCGCCGCACGACGGCGTCACCCTGGAAGAGCCGCTTGCCGTCCTCGCCCACGATGCACGCAGCGGCCAGGCGGGCGCGGTAGTTGTCCAGAGCCTTGTCCTTGGACACGCCGGACATGTTGTCCTTCATCATCGCGGCCTCAAAGCGGTCGCGCGCCGTGCCGGACATGCCCTGAACGAGGACCGTGCCGCCCCACTCGGGGACCTCTACCGGCTCCGACTTCAGGTCGTCGGCGTTGAGGATGTCGTCAGCAGAGAGGATTGCCACGGGTCACGCTCCAGGGGTGATGGTGGGCTTGCCGCTGACCTTGAAGGTCAGTTCGCCCGTGAACTTGTCGTCTACCGGGGCCTCCTGCTTGAAGCCCTTCAGGATGGCCTTGAAGGCCCAGTTGCCTCCGCCGGCCTGCGTGGGGAAGACCATCTTGTAATCGCGCGGGGCGTCGTCCTCGAAGTCGGCAACCAGGGTGTCGTGGTCGCGGGGGTCGTAGTTGACCTCCACACTGACCTCCCCGCCGTCCTTCAGACCGCCGACGAACTCACGCCAGCCGTCCGTGGAGTCGTGCGCGGTGACGTCGTAGGTCTCCCGCTCGATCTCCGGACCGCCCAGGTTCGTAACGTTGGCGATGGCCGTGAACGTCGCCGACGGTGTTGCCATGTCGGACCGCTGAAGCTGGATACCGAAAGCGTCCACACCAGACATGCGTGGCTCCTCCTAAAGTCGGGTCAGGCGGACCCTGTATTGCGCGTTGATGTGCCTGATGGAAGGGTCCGGATCCCTCAGGGTTTCGTGCTGTTCGTGCCAGATGGACACGTCCTTGAAGCCCGCGACCGCGAGGGGTTGGCGGTCCAGCGCGGCGTCCAGAGCGGAGAAGATGTCCGCGGCTTCGCGGTTGCCTGGGTACTTGGACCAGACGTGGATGACCACGGTCACGAACAGGCCCTGGCGGTCGTGTGTGTCGTCCTTGGTTTCGACGATGCTGCCGAAGGACACGTACGGGAACGCCTGGTCCTCCGGGACCTCGTCGAACACGCCCGTGGCAAGAGCCATCAGCGCGGAACTGGCGGTCAGCTTCTGGTAGATGGCCACTTGGAGGGGCCAGATAGCGGTGGCTATGGCTACCTCCCCAGCCGTCTCGGGACAGCACGGCGAAGGGCTCGCTCGCCAGTGCGTCGGTGGATCTGCGCGGCGGGACCAAGGAAGGGCTGGGCCTCCATCTTGGAAGTGCCCTTCTCCACGTAGTACGGGTAGTCCAGGGACTGGGTCGGGTCGACCCGGACCCATGCCTTGCCCGACGACTCATTGACCTTCGCCTGGATCGAGTCGCGCAGGACGCCGCGTCGGACAGGTGCGAGGTCCTTCGCTGTCTTCTCCAGGGCCTCCGCCCAGTCGCGCAAGGCCTCCGATCGCGCTTCGTTCACGCGCGCGGGGATCAGGCGAAGGCGGGCCAGGGCAGTGCGAAGGCCGCTGAATGCAGCGTTCATACGGCCCCCTTACGGAAGCTGGAGGACGGCCACGCTCACGGTTGTGGTGGCGCTGTAGGTGACAGCCGCTCGGTTGGTCGACGGGTTGCGGTACACGTTCCCCAGCGGGATGAAGCCGCTCGCACCAGCCGGTACGGATAGTGCAGCGTCTGCCACGGCCAGGCCGTCGATGGTGCCGGGGGTCACAACGGTGACGGTGACTGCGCTGCCGCTGCCGTTCACGACGTGGAGGACCAGCCCCTTGCCGACAGGGGCCGTGTCACCGCCAGCTGCCGCAGCGGAGTAGGAAGGAGCAGCGCCAGCCACGGCCAGACGCTGAGCGGAAAGAGCCGCCATGCGCGGGACTCCTTAGGTTGGCTGGCGCTCCTCGCAGTTCACGCGCAGGTAGGTGCCAGGCTCGGAGGGTTCGTAGGTGGCCAGGACCTCAAAGACCCGGGCGCCCAGGCGCAGTTCGTCACCACGTCGGATGTCCGCGCCGTCGGGCGTGTAGATGACGTGGGTCAGCTGGGCCTGGGAGGCGTCGGCGACGACGCGTTCACGGGCGGACGGCTGGGAGATCCTGGCCCGCGTGGTGGACACCTGGGTCCAGGCCTGGGTCCAGCCACCCCCGCCGTCCGGCGTGCGGACGTGCCGCCACACCTGAAGCTGCCTGTTCAGCAGATGAGAGACGCGGCTCAACGTGTCCTCGCCGTCTCAACACCGTTACCGAAGCGCGCGGCCAGCCGACGGCGCAGGTACTTCGGCAACTCCATGTCGGAGTAGGTGAGTTCGTAGGCGTAGGTGACGGAGTAGTCGCCGATGCGCTCCTGAACGACAGGCTTCGTGCCGATCGCCTCAGGGTTCTCCCGGTACTTCACCAGGGCCTGGCCAGCCATGCGGCACACCAGGTCCACGATGTCCTCCGGGACTTCCGGCAGACCGTGAACGTACGTCACCGTCACGTCAGACGGGTCGCATCCAGACTGCCATCCGCACGCGCGCCAGAGGGCGCCAGCGCGAAGCTTCCAGTCCGTCACAGCCACGCCGTCCAGGAGGACAGCAGACACCGACCGGACCGGAAGGCCAGGCAAGTGCAGCCATGCAGCGGCCTCGCCGGGCAGTTCAACCGTGCTGGTCGTCTCGCTGATCGGGGACCCAGCCGCTTCGCGCACCACAGCGGAGGCAGTGGCCAGGGCGGAGTTAACGAAGGCTGTCTCTTCAGCCGCGACAGTGACGCCCCTGGCCGCAAGGTCAGCGGTCGTCGCCAGCGGGGACAGGGCCACGGGACGTCACTCCCTTACTTGCTCGCGGCGGGCTTGCGACCGGCCGGAGTCACGACCTTGACGGACTGGAGGTCCTCGCGCCGGACCAGCTTCTTCAGGTAGTCCAGCTGTTCGCCGTCGTCCACGGTCATACGAACGGTCTGCTTGGAGTTGTTCACGATCTCAACGGCGACGTCCGCCATGGGTGCACTCCTGGTGGGAAAGAGGGAGAGGGAAGGGAACCGAGGCGGGCCCGCCAGCGCTAGCCAGCGGACCCACTACTCAGCTGGATCAGGTGGGCAGACCCGAAGTCACGTCCACGTCCATGACGGCCAGGGCCTCCGGGCGGACGACCTTCGCGCCGTACAGGTGAAGGCCCTTGATCGCGTCGCCGAAGCTGCCCTCAGGGCGGTACGCCTCGACCTTGTTGATCTGCTCCGCGAACGTGGTCGCCATGGCGTGACCGGCCACGACGAAGTTCGAGACCTCCGGCGCGGTGCCGGCGGTGCCAGCCGGAAGGTTCAGGCTGACCAGGACGTTGAAGCCCAGGATCCGGCCAACCTCACCGTTGCGGATGGCGTTGCTGTCGCCGTACTGGGACGCGTCGATGAACCGGGCGTCCTGGAGCAGGAGCGCGTGGAACTCCGGCGAGACGATCAGGAAGCGACCGGCGCTCGGGACCTTCGCCTTGTCCAGCTTCACCTTCAGGGCGAGCACGATCTTGTACGCAGCGTCAGCGGTCGCAGCGTCACCAGCGGTGATGACGTTGCCCGCGTTCGCGGTCATCAGAGCGGACAGGAACAGGTCCGCCGTGTCGGCCAGGCCGAACGCGGCGTCGTTCGCGGCCTTGTTCAGGAGCTGGCCACCGTCGCGGGCCTGGCGCCGGTCGATGTCATCGACCTCGAAGGCAAAGTACTTGCTCTGGTCGACCAGAAGCGTCTGGTCCGTGGTGGTCAGGGTCTGGGGGTTGATCGCCGTGGAGTTCTTCGTGTACGTGGCGATGGTCGGACGCGTCAGCGAACCGATGTGGACGGTGTCGCCGGACGCCGAAATCTCGCCCTCGTAGTCCCGGTTGATGATGCCGGACTGACCGAACACGGTGTCGTGGCGGAGGGCCACGAACAGGTCAGCCGCCCAGACCTCAGGGATGAATGTGTCAACAGCCATGAACGCTCCAAGCGTCTAAGGGGGTTACTGGGAGATGCCGAGCACCTTGTTCAGGCGGCCGTCACGCTTGGCCTGGTGAATCTCGGCGGGGCCCATCCGCTTCAGGTCCTCGCGGGTGAGCTGGGACGGTCCCTCCGCCTTGCGCTGAGCGCCACCGTCGCCGGACCCCTGGAAGCGCGGTCGGCCAGTTGCGGCCAGGTAGGGCTTCCGGGTCAAAAGATCGTCGATCGCGTCCCGGACCTCGTCGGCGTCCACGTCGCCGTTCTCGTCGACCTCGAAGGACGACAGGTCCAGGTACGCCAGTGCGTCGGTCGGGTCGGCCAGCTTGCCCGCGGCAGCGGCCTTGATCTCCGATCGCAGGATGCGGGTGTTCGCGGCCTTCGTGGCCTCCCGCGTAGCCTCACGCCGGATCGCTTCCGGGTCAGGCTGGTCGTTGTCGCCGGACGGCTTCGGGGCCCTCAGGGTCTCCAGCTCTGCCTCCAGCTCACGGCGCCGGTCCCGCTCCGAGTGCCATTTGCCCTTCATGGAGTCCAGGGCCTTCTTACCGGCGTCGCCCAGGGCGTCCGTGCCCTCCGGGGTGTCGGAGCCTCCGGCAGTGCCGTCACCGTCGCCAGTCGGGCCGGTCCCCTGGGGGGCGCCCTCTCCGGTACCAGGAGTGTGGGTCTCCTCGGTGCCGGTCTGGGGGGTCGTCTCGTCGGTGTTTTCGGGCATGCGAAGCCTCCGTTGCGGGGTCGGGAAAGGGACCCAGCCGCCTTGCGCGGGGGTCAGAGAGAAGGGGGAGAGGGCGCGTTGCGCGCTACCTCAGGTAGCCGTTCTTGTAGAGAAGGCGAATCGCGTGCTCGCGAGACTCGGCCTGGCGGTAGATCTCCTCCGGCATGAGCCGTGGCGGTCGCTTCTTCTTCCGCGAACCAGTGCCCGCGTACGTGACCTGGACCGTCTGGCCGAACATCTCGACCTTCGCCATGGACTTGCGGGCGTTCACGACGGACGAGATACGAGCGCCGTCCTCAATGGCCTTCGTGCCCGCTTCACCGAACGCCTTCCGCCGCTGTGCCGGAGTCATCGACTCGAACAGCTCTTCAGCGTCCAGCGGCATCGGCCTGTTGCGGCGGGTAACCGGCTCCATGGTGCAGTCACAGCGGGGATGCCGAAGGAAACCGGTCGACACGCCATACTCGCGGCCGGCGAGGATGATGCATCTCGAACAGGCGGGCAACTCCACTACGCGCACGTACGCGACGACCCTGCGGTTAGCGACCATTGCGGCCTGGTCCGCCTGGCGCCCCGTGTCGGAAACGATCGTCCGTACCACCATGTCCAGGAAGGCAGCGCCCCGCGCCATTGCGGTCTGCGGGGACTGGCCGGCCGAGCGGGACCTGATGGCCGTCGGGATCGCGCGTGCCAGGACCCCCGTAAGGTTCCGGCCGTCGGGCGTCTGAGATGCGAATTGCTCGGGGACGACCTCCGGGGCGCCTTCGGCGTCGGGCCCCAGGAGATCCTTCATGAAGGTGTGCGTGCCCTCTGCCGCGTGGAGCTGTCCGGCCTGGACGTACGCAGTGACCCGGGGGAGTAGTCGCCCCCAGTCGCGCGCCACGTCGTCAGGCCGGACCTTCGCCCACTCGGCTAGGACTGCGCGAGCCGTGGTCTCCGCCAGGGCTTCACGCTGCTGTTGGTGCCTCCTGGCCCACGGGTTCCACGCCATCGTCACCACCAGACGCCCCAATTGGGTCGGCTGAACCCAGGGCGGGGTCCTGCGCCATGAGCTGGGTCATTGCGCCTATCGGATCGGCCTGAAGTTCGCGGTCCCGCATGAGGAGGAGGTCAGCAACCTCCGTCGGGGTCAAGCCGAACCGAAGGGCCAGCCACTCGAACGGGAAGCCGATCTGTCGCAGCTTGGTCAGTGCATCTGCCAGCTGGGCCTGGGAACGAGACTCAGCGTCCGCCCACAGAACGCGACCACTGGCTATCGCTCGCGCCTTCGCGTCCTGGCCTTGTGCCAGGGCAATGAGACGGAACATCTCGCGGAGGGCCTGGCCGAACCAGATTTGCTTCTCCTCGACACGCTTCACCAGACCGGTCTCAGCGGCTAGGAGTGCATCCCCACTCAGGTTGGCCATCTTGCCAACCAAGTAGTGCTGCGGTGTCCTCGTTTGCGCGGCAATGTGGCCTACGGCGACCTCGATCACCTTCGTGTACGCCTCCAGGTTGGCAGCCGTCCACTCCGTGACCTTGACGTCATCGCCCGTAAAGAACATGACGCGGTCGACAGCGAAGCGCTCCAGGTCCACGGGGCGCGACCCGACTATCTGGCCGTTCTCGTCCAGGATCGGGATTTCAGGGACCTCCGCGCCCAGGACGATGCGCTGGGGGAACGACGCGTAGTCAGCCGCCGTGAACAGCTGGGCCCACAGGAGATTGACGGCGTTCTGCATGGAGATCACGCCGGTTACGTCGCTGATCGGGTCGTCCACCAGCGTCGGCCTGTTCGGAAGTTCCACCATGGGCACGACGCCCATCGGGTTGGGCTGGGGGTTCGGCTCCAGGCCAGTGTCCCGGAGGCCCCACTTCGACAGCTCCTCGTCAACAGCGCGCATCTGCGGTGACTCGGTGCCGGCGGCCAGGATCGGCCGTTCGAACTTCCAGACCTCGTCAGGCAGGTACAGCGTTGCGTGCGACCTGTCGCCGTCGTCCCATCGCTTCAGCGCGGCACGGCGCCTACGGCGTGAGCCTGGCACGTACGCCACTATGGCCTGCGACGCGTCCTCGAAGGTGACTTCGGGCGTCTCCTCGTCGTCGGGGTTGCCCCAGACCAGGACGAAGGAACGGGAGGCGTTCACGGCCCCCAGGAAGCCCAGCTGGGAGTCAGCGTCCAGGCCGTTCTCCTGCCAGACGCGCCACGACTCCTTGTCTGCCTCGGTCACCCCGGACGGCATGCAGCCGTTCACGGTGAGACGCTCCACGGGGGAGTCACTGACGACCTGGACCCAGTTGTCCGCGAACTTGCGATACCGGTCCCCGTGGAACTTGCGGAACTGGTCGGAGGCGAAGGTCAGCGGCTGGTTCCCCCGGTAGAAGTCAGAGGTCAGCTGAATCTGTGGGCGCCGGCGCAGTAGCTCATTCTCCAGCAAGCCGACCAGCGTAAGAGCCTGTTCACGGGTAGCCAACGCCCACACTCCTTTCACGCCGACATGTACAGCGGCTTCTTCTTCAACAGGCCTGCGGCGATGGCATCGCACGCGGCTTCATGGGTGAGCACGCTCACAACGGCGAGGTCGATCTTCCGGCGGTGTTCCGGCTTCGCCAGGACGTACCGGTCACTCGGCCGAGCGGCCATGCGTGCGTTGAACATGTGGCGTTCGGTGATCTCGCAACCGTCGTGCGTGAACCCCGAGTCGCGCTTGATGATGTCCGTCTTGATCCGCTCAGCGGCGGCATGCATCTGGACGATGCGGCGCGTATGCCAGCGGATAACGCGGCGTTCGCCGTAGCGCTCCGCCCAGTTGTCGACCTCTGTCTCCCAGTACGGGGGGTCGCAGTACATCAACTTGACGTCGTACGTGCGGAACAGCTCATCAACCGCCGCGTCGACCTCCAGGCGGGGGACCTGTCCACCCCACTCAGCGGGGTCCCACACGGTGGGTCGCTTGCTGGGGCCGTAGGTCGGCGTGAATTGATAGCCATCCATCGTCTCAGCGCGGACGCCTGTCCAGTCGTCGCTGTCGGAGCCGTCGAACCCAAGGACAATCGGGACCTTCATCAGCTTGTACTGGGACGGCGCAGGCTTCTCGCGCTCGCTCGCGCGAGACAACCACTGCGCGGCTTCAAGCCAAGCGCCGTGACCTGCGACGATGCGGTTGCCAAAGAATCGTTCGGCCTGGCCAGGGTCGGACTCCAGTAGCTCCGCCGCTTCGGCCTCGATCGCGTCCAGGTCGATGTGAGGGCAGTCGACGTACACGGCGCGGTGGATGCGGCGTCGTTCCTGCTTGTTCCGGTAGCTCAGCGTGGGCGGAGCCTGCGGGAAGTAGCGGTAGACGTCCTCCGCGCTGGACTCGTGCGTCTTCTGGGCCGTGGAGTACTCGGACGGGTCGTACGCGTTCGTCGTCTCCATGGACCGGCCGGACATGCCGGCGAGGCCGCGACGCATCGTCTCAGCGACTTTGATCATCTTGTTCGTCGCCGTGTACGTGCCTGTCTCGTCCTGGATGGCGAAGGTGATGGGGTTGCCCAGGCGGCTCTGTGCGGACGAGGTGACCACGTCTATTCGGCCCTCGTCGCCGACCTTGACGAACCCCTCGCGCACGCTCATCAGCGCGGACAGGTGGCCGTGCTTGATCATGGCCTTCAGCGGCCGGTAGACGTTCGCTACCTGGTCCTCAGAGGTCGCCAGAAGCTGAATCAGGGGCGTCGGCTGGGGGACAGCCATAGGCTCGCCCTCGCCGTAAACGTACGACCAACCGCAGGGACAGCCCCAGTCGGCGCACTCGTACGCTTCCCCGCCCTCCGCGAAGCCATCGAACACGGTCGGACCCGCGGCTTCGGCCAGGACGACAGCGGCAGCGAAGGGGCCCTTGCCCGACTTCTGGGGCATGATCACCTGGGCACGGCGGTACACGAACGCGGTCGACTTCTGGCCGACCTGGGCCGTGGCCTTGACCGTGTAGAGGTTGCTCGCCACCTTCAGCTGCCACGGCAGCATCGTGAACGGCTTGCCCTGGTCGAAGCCGTCAGGGATGACAGCGTGCCGCTCGATCCACGCCAGCGTGACGACCAGGCACTTGCCGTCAGTCACCTGACACCGCCCTCAGGCGCGCGGCCAGGTCGGCGACAGGGGAGACAGCGGACTGGGGCGCCGACTGGTCGGAATCGTCGTTAACGGGGGCGATCGTCCAGCGGTTTCGCTGCATGCCGGACACGGAGAGGCCCAGCGACTCCGCGAATTGCTTTGCCTGGCCCCAGATGATGGCGGACGATCCGGGCTTCTCAGCGCGGACCAGGAGGCGCACGTAGGACGCCACCTCAAACTCCTGGTTCAGCTGTTCCCACATGACGGCCTGCGGCGTCTCCCAGAGCCGTTCCCAGAGTTCGTACTCACGGTCGCTCGGGGAGGACAGCGGGAAGGCGGGCAACGGGCCGTCGCGGCCGTCGATAGGGAGAGTGACCCACCCCTGGGTGTCGGTCTTGGCCTTGTGGCTCCGCTCGGTGCTGGTCGGCGCCGGCCCGGAGCGGGCGCGTGCTCCACCTCTGGGCATGGGTGATCACCCCCTTCGGGCAGTCACGATGCGTGCGTGTATCGGGGGTCACATCAGGTGTCTGAACCGGGCGCAGGGGCCAGAGCCCTCCCCCGCGTTCTGGAGGTCCATGATCGTTAGGGGTCACCCCCCGGCCCCCGTCACGCTCGGTGACTCAGCGCTGAGTGATCAAGCGCGGTCGTTCCAGCCTCCAGGCTGGTTGCGTGCAGTCGAGCGTGAGTGACAGCGCTTCGTCATCGCCCTGAGGTTGGACCAGTCGTGACCACGTGGACCGAGTGGGCCCAGGCCGTCGATGTGGTCAACCTCCGTGGCAGCTGATCGCAGCGGCGAAGGGATGGATGCACAGTCCTCGCACTCACACAGCGGATGGGCCATGAGGTACGCGCGTCGTGTGCGCTTCCATTGAGCATCGTAGCCAGCCTGGGTGGGCGAGCGTCGTGAACGTCTTGCGTTCGCCTTGCACGCGTCGCAGCGGCCACCAGGCGTCAGCGTGGGACACCCAGGCGTCGGGCATACGGACAATGCGCGATGGGCCACGGCAGCCACCCCCATTGAGTAGGCTTGGAGCCATGACTGAGTTCGAAGTGACGTTCACGGATGGCAGCACTCAGACCGTGGAGGCCCGCTCCATGCGGTACACGGACCACGGTGTGGAGTTCGTGGGCCGCAAGGGCAGCCAAGGCCGTGACGTAGTGGCCTTCGTGCCCTACCTGGCCCTCCAGATCGTCCGTCCCGGCAAGGGCGCGTCCGTCGCCAGCGCTACACCCAGCCGCCCGTCAGAAAGTGGAGCGTGAGCCACACCAGGCCGGCGAGGAGGCTGAAGCGCCGGAAGCGTACCCAGCCGGACGGCATGGGCGACTGGGCCTTGATGCCGAACCAGCGCCAGGCGTGCTCGCTGAGCGTGTCGCCCTTGCGCTTGTCGGCCAGGGCCTTGGCCTCCAGGGCCACGAACGCGGCCAGCCACGCGAGCCACGCCTTCGTCACGGTGGCCTCCAGGGCAGCGGGAAAGTGTCGTTAACGCAGGTCAGAAGCCTGCAAAGCGTTGCGGGTAGTCGGGATTTGAACCCCTCGCGCCGTCGCCAGCGCTTCAACCTGTCGGGCGCGTCCGCCCCTACCCTGTCCGCGCCCAACGGACCAGTCACCCGCCAGGGCGGGAGCGCAGGCTTAGGGCCTGCGGGGCGGAGTGTGCCGGACAGGATTCGAACCTGCATTACCTCCCGGAAGGGGAGGAGTCCTAGGCCGTTAGACGACCGGCACCGCTCTTCCGTCCCCTGATCAGGGGGAGTTTCCGAGCCTGCGGGCGCTACCCGCATGCATGACCCAGACCCGACAGCTACGAGGGGCGAGGGAGCAGCGTTCCCCGACCTGGAGGCCAAACACCCAGGGCGGGGAAGTCTTGGGGCCGTCGCGCCGCAGGGGTTCACCTACGGCCACGGCTACTGTGCGGCATCGGGCGCTCTCACCATCCACCCTCGCTGTCGAACCCTCCGCGCAGAGGTTGATGGGGCCCTGTCTCCCGCCCTCAGGCGTCGCAACAGGGCCCCAGAGCGCGCTCAACGGGGGAGAGGACGCCCCGGAGTCGCGCAAGTCCCTTCGGCTGGTCTCGAACCAGCGCATCAACCGTCGCCACTGTCCTCCCGCCTGGGTGAGGCGTGGAGGGGTGGCCGCTCTACCAACTGAGCTACGAAGGGGCGAGGACTGTCGACGAGGTCCTAGCGCTCAGACCGCCAGGTCGCATTCGTTGCTGAGTGCGCGGCACTCCAGGACCTCGTCTGTCCCTACTACTGACCGGTGAGGATGTCCCCTACCGGGCGGTAACTTGGGGGCATGACGAAGGCCCCCAGCGGGAAGGCCAGGGGCCGAGCGTCAGTCGTTAACGGTTAGTTGCTGTGGGCACGGGCGTGAGCCAGGTCGACCCCTGCCGGGCAGTTGTCACACGGTGCCGTGTCCTCGTCCTTGAACTGTTGCCGCGTCACGCGAACATCTGCGGAGCACCCACCACACTGCATGATCATCGTTAACCCCTCTCGTCCCCGCCAACCTGGCGGGCCTCCAAAGTAGCCGACTCAATTGAGTCGAGTCAAGCCGCCTCGCTTGAGTCGTTAACGGCAGCCTCGCGGGCGGCCAGCTCCTCCTCCGTCAGGCGTTCGTGAACGTCGAAGAAAGGCGCCAGGTAGGGCTTCAGCGCAGGGAAGCGCTCCGCGTAGAAGCGGTACGGGCACTTACCGGACTTGGCCAGGTTGCAGTCCTGGCAGAGTGGCAGGAGGTTGTCCAGCGTGTGTGAGCCGCCCCTGATCAAGGGGACGTTGTGGTCCAGGTGCTCGTATGGGCCACCGCAGCACACGCACGCGTAGTAGCCCTCGTCATCCCAGTGAAGGGCCAGGTCCTCCGGCTGGTGGCCGTCGTACTCGGCACCGACCTCCAGCGCACGGCGAAGCTGCGAGCGACCCAGCATGTAGGCCCTGCGGTCGTCCTCCAGGGCCCGCTTGCGGTCGTACGGACGCTGTTGCTGGCGCTCCGCGGCACGGTAGGCGGGATCCTTGCGAAGGCGGGCCTGGCCGGCGCGGTGGCACTCCTTGCAGCGGGCCAGACGGCCACGGAAGCCGCCCTGGTGGACAGGGAAGGCGTCCAGGCCCTTCAGGGTGTAGCAGAGGCTGCACGCCTTCGCAGGGACGCCCAGGGCGGCCAGACGGCGGTTGACGCGCGTGCGGGCCTGGCGGTCGGCCAGGAGTGGCGCGGGGACTGCGGAGACTGCGTTCAC